GTATCGCACAACCGCAATCAATCAGTAACTGTATAAAATTTCGGGTTTTCATCATCATGAAAGTGACAGAAGCTAAAAAGGGTTTGAACTTCGCTACTGACCTGCGGCTGTTTGCTCGGTCGAAAGCTCCGGATGCTTATGCTGAGGCGATCGTGCAGAAGGCGGCGACGCAGTTGCAGCTTCATTACGGCGAGTCGGATCGGTTGAAGTCGGCGAAGATCCTCGCTTACATGAAGAACACGGAGTCTGTCTCTGTGCGCGATATCATGGACAAGTTCAAATGGGTGCAGCCTGTCGTAAGTAAACTGGTCGCAGAGATGCTCAAAGACGAATTGATCATCGAGTTCAAGCAGCCGACGATCGTCGGGCTCGGTGGGCGCGGCGGGCGACCGGCTACGCGGTATCGTCTGCCCTAAGTCTAGTTTTATACCCCAAAAAATTAACCTACCACAAAAACCCTTATCATCGCTTTCGGGATCAGGATAGCGATGAGGGCCTACGACCGTAAAACATTTTTCGAGGGATACCGAGCCGCATTCGGTCGCATTCGTGTGAACCAGGTAAAGCCGCTTGAGTTCCTGCTGCGTTCGTTCGAGGCCGATTCTGTCTGGGCTGACGTGCGTCATGTGGCGTATGCGTTGGCGACGATCAAACACGAGACGGCAGACACGTTCGAGCCGATCACGGAATACGGATCCCGCAAATACTTCGACAAATACGACGTCGGCAACCTCGCCAAACGCCTGGGCAACACGCCGGCGGCTGATGGTGACGGGTTTCTATACCGTGGCCGCGGCTATGTTCAGCTAACAGGGCGAACGAATTACGAGCGATTCGGCATCGACGACGAGCCGGAAAAGGCTCTCGAGCCTCAGACCGCGTTTGAGATCATGTCGGTCGGAATGTTTCACGGCTCCTACACGGGCAAGAAACTGACGGATTACATCAAAAGTGCAAAATGCGATTACCGCAACGCCCGCCGCGTGATCAATGGCACGGACAAAGCCGCAATGATCGCGGGTTACGCGACGGAGTTCGAGGAGATCCTCAAAGTCTCGGCGGCCGCCCGGCCAGTGTCTGACGAGGCAGAAGTCCCGCCCGAAGCCTCAACGACTAGCGGTCAGACAGAAGTCCTCTCGGTCCCGCAAAGCCCGGCACCGCCGACAAATTCCGTAGAAGTATCGGTCACGCCGACGAATGAGCAAAGCGTGACGGCGAAGGTCGTACAGCACGGGCCCGAACCGTATCAGGGCGTCGGATTCTGGGGCGTTATCAAGCGTGATCTGACGCTCGCAACCGGCGGCAATCTGTCATTCGAGGGGCTTTCGCAGTACGCACAGCAGGCGAGCGGCTGGCCCGAATGGGTCGTCGCCATCATCGGCAAGGCCGCGGTCGGAGCATTGATCGCGACGGTCGGTTATTTCATCTTTCGCGTGGTGCATTACCTGATCGACTCATGGAAACAGAATCAGCGGACCAAGCTGCTGGCTGAGATCAACACCGACACCAGCCGAAAGGATCTGGAGCTTTACTGATATGCCGTTATTCGTCCTAAACATCATCGGATGGGTCGTCGCTAACTGGCGGCTATTGGTCGGCGTGGCCGGAGCGGTCGCGTTGCTGATCGTGTTTGGGCTGGTGATGCGGGCTTGCGAGTACAAGCCGAAGTTCGACGAAGCCCAGATCCGCAAGAATCAAGAGGCCATCGCGTCGCGTGATCGCGAGCTGATGGAGAAAGCGGCTGAGGAATCGCGGGTCGTCGAGGCCCAGATCGATGCAAACCGTGCGGATGCCGAGAATCGCAAGCTGAAAACTCTCGAGGATGCTCGCCGCGAGATCCGCCAGATGTCCAACGAACAGCTGGCCGAATACCTGGAGAACCTGAAATGAAACGTTATGCTTTTGCGACTTTGCTCCTCTGCATCTTTGCGTTGAATATCGCCGGTCAGGACGCGACGCCATGTCCGGCTGACCGCATTTGTATCACTCGCGAAGCCGCGATCGCTGCGGCCGAGGCTGCAAAAGAGCGTGATGCGCTCAAACTGCAAAAGACGGCTGATGACAAAGCGTTCGACGATCTTCGCAAGGAACTGAACGAGGTTCGCGTTCGTCTCGGCTTTGCCCAGGGCGAGGCAACGGCACTCCGTCAGAACGCTGTGCAGGACCGGGCGATCATCGCCGAGCTTCTTAAAAGCACAAAGAAAAAGTGCTATCCATTCACTCTAATCTGTTTGTAATAAGGGGGCGGCGTGTTGCTTTCGATCTACTCAAATCTACGGAGACCCTCATCTATGGCCGGACAAACTCCTAAACAACCATTCTGGCACTGGCTGATGCCGATCCTTATATCGATCAGCATTACTGGCGGCGGCATCGCGATGTTCGCCGGCGGCCTCAACGCCCGCATGGTCGAGGTCGAAAAAAAGCACGACCGGTTCGACCAGCGGCTCGATCAGATCAACAACAAACTCGACGGCGTCGCCAGCAAAGACGACCTGCGGGAGATAAAACAGGACATGAAAGACCGCTACGAAAAGCGGCATTAAACGATATGTGGACAGCAAAAAAGGTTAATCCGCGAATAGAAGGGCTGGTGTATCGGGTCAACGTCGAGTTTTATAAGGACGGCGTTCTCGATCATATGGAGCGTTACGAGACTACGCAGAGCCAGCCTGAGAACTGGCCTGCGGAGCTTGTTAAGCGGCGCATTCAGCATCTGGAAGAGTTAGAAACTTTTCAGGTAACAGCGGGTGATATTACGCTTCCGGCTGACCCCGTTGTCGATACGGCGAAAGAGGATTGGTTAGCGGATTACTCGCTGGCTAGTCGGGCAAAGATGCTCGTCGATCTCGGCGTTATCCCTGCGAATAATGCTAAATACGTTGCGTTACTGGCAAGGCTGAAAACGAATTTCAGGCCGGAGTATATAGGGCTTATCTAAATGGCAACACAAGGGCCAAATTCACCAGCAACGGTCACAAACGAGGACAATTCGGGCAATCCCGCGTGGTCAAATCCGTCTAATGCCGTTTCCGACAATGCAAGTCGGGCGTCGGTTGTATTGGGCGACGGGCAATATAGCGATTATCTGACTGCGGTAAATTTCGGGTTTAGTATTCCAACAGGGGCTACGATAGATAGCATTTGGCCAGAGGTCGATATACAGACAGTCGAAGGCGGGAGCGGCGGCATATATGCTCGATTATTCAAAACGGCTATTGGAACTGATCCAACCACCGCCTACGGGTCGGATTACGATACGATTCAGGGAAACGATAACTATCGCGCTCCGTGGTACGGCCCAACATATCTTTTTGACACTACGTGGACGCCAGCGGAAATAAACGCCAGCACGTTTGGTGTCGCAATTTACTGCACTCAGCAACTCTATAACGCAGTCAATCTCACGTTTCTGGTCGATCATATCCGCATCACGGTGGACTACACGCCAGCTGCGACGTTTACACCTTTTCGCCGTTCGCAGCAATATCAGCCGCTTTTAGCTCAATAGGAGATTTTAATTATGCGTAGATACACAGTTTTAGGCTCGAACCTCACACTCGGCACTGGTGTCGTATTGCTGGCATTTCGCACGGCAGCTGACGCGGTGACGGCAGGCGGTTTGATTCAGATCAACCGGATCGAGATCGGGCAAAACGGCACTGAGACGAGCGATATGATTCGCGGCGAATTAGTCACGCGAGACACGGCGGGAACGCTTACGATGACATCGGTCACGCCTCAAGCCATCGCCCCGCTAGGTGGCCCTATCTCGGCACTCGTCGGCAACACGGCTCCGGCTGGCGCGGCGGTTCGTATCGGTATCAATTCGAGTGCCGATTCTGGCGGCACGTACACCGTCAGGCGTGCGTTCGATTTCAACAACCTGAACGGCTATCTGTGGATAGGAACGCCCGAAGACAGGCTCTGGGTGCCGCCTGCAACGGTGTTCGGCGTGAGGTTCGCCGCTTCGCCCACATCCGCGACGGGATGGACGATCTCGCTTGATTACGAAGAACTTGTATAACCGATGGGCATTTTCCGCCAACCGCCGAGACCTCAATATCGCCGCAATTCCGTGGCGACGGGAGCCCATGCGTTATTTTATACGCTGTCGCTCGGCGGTACGGTAACGCCAACGGCGATCGCGGCGAAGGCCGGAACTCGCAGCCTGGGCGGAAGTCTCACACCGGCGGCAGCCATTGCAAAACTGGCGAGCAAAGTCTTCAGTGGTGCATTGACTCCAATCGGCGTGAATACAAATGCAACTCAGCGACTGCTCAGCGGTTCCATTACGCCGTCGTCTGCCGTCGAGGCATTAAAAGTGCTGTTAGAGGCCGTTGCTAGTTCGATCACGCCGTCAGGTGTCGTGATAAAGCTCACGTCGCTTGCAAAGTCGGCCAACATCACGCCCGCGGGTATCGCTTCGAAGCTCGTCACGCGGACCGTCACCGCATCTATCGCTCTCGCCGGTGCTATCGAGACGCTGCTCATTTTCCTGTTCTCGCTCGGCGGATCCATTACACCGTCGAGCGTGCTTGCCCGTGCCGTTTCTGCGTTTCACGGTTCGGGCATAACGCCAACCGGAACGGCGGCAAAACTGACGGCCAAACCTGTCTCGTCGTCGCTGCCGTCGTCTGGATTGGCCGCTACGGTCACACTCATACCACGAACATTTACCGCATCGATCACGCCAACGTCGTCGATCATTCGCAGCAATATGCGAAGCCTCGCAGGCACACTATCGCCCGCGGCGGTGATCGCTAAACTCGCGGCGAAGTTTCAGGGCGGCGTCATCACGCCGGCAGCGGCGATCTCGACCGCTAAACTGTTTTTTACCAACATGGCCGGTAGCATCACGCCGACCGGAACGCTTGCCGACCGTCAACTCGGTATTTCAAAATCCGGCACACTCGGCCTCACCGGGAGCATAGCGAAACTGTCGAGGAAATCGCTCGCTTCGGCAGTTTCGCTCGCCGGAAGCATTGCATCTCGCCTTTTTGGCGTGATCGTTTACTGGAAAACACGCGACGAGGCCGAGGCGACATGGACTCTGTCAGATGAATAGATATGAGCTGTACGACTGAACCATACGCGATCGGTGCAAACGTCGTCTGCCGCGGCGAGTGCCGCAACACGGCGGGCAATCTTTTCGACCCGGGAGCGATCTTTTTCGTCTATCGCGACCCGTCCGGCAATGAGACCGAGTGGGAATACACGGTCGATGTACAGCTCGGACGCGAGGACGTCGGCAAATACTACGCCGGCGTTCCCGTCGATGAGGCCGGAACCTGGCATTACAGGTTTTATTCGACCGGTTCCGGTCAAGCCGCGGACGAAGGATCGTTCGAGGTCGCGGAATCGAATTTTAGCTAAAACAACAGGAGAAAACACAATGTTCGGAACACCACAATTCACCGTCAAAGCCGCCGTCGACGCCGACGGCAACGCCTCGGCGAAAGTATCGGTCCGCGTGCCTTACGGGGAACGCGGTGCAACCGTCGCCCGTGACATCACGGATGCAGCAACACTCGAAAAGATCGGCTCGGCACTCAGCAAACTGATCTCGAAAGAACTGCGAGATGAACTCAATCAGGAGGGCTTCGCCGCCGCCTCTGAGGCGTTCACCGTCGCTCACAAAAAAGGGGAAACAGTCTAACCATCACGAACGGCCGCGGGCAAAAGAGATGCGAGCCTTATGGCCCGTGCCGCCGGTTCCTGATAACGGAGAAAAAAATAATCATGCAAAACATTTCAAATCTCGGAAACGTGCCGATCTCGGGCACGCGTGACTTTGCCGTCACTCGCATTGGCGGCGAAAAACCACAGGTCAAGGCCGAACGGCTGCGAGACATCCTCGTCCGTCACGCCCTGCCTAACACCTCAGACGCTGAGGTCAACCGCTATCGGCTTCGCAATATCCCGAACGTGCTTCGCGGCCTGTTCGCTATTGGAGTCGCCAAGGCGGTCGGTGCTCCGACGTATTACGGCGTCGTCTCGGGCGTCGTTACGCGACGCGACGGCCGCGTGCAGGATCTCGGCATTCTGTCGTGTCGCGTCGTGACGACCACGGGCGTCGGCTTTATCGTCGATGCGTTTCAGAACACGGTCGAACTCGAGAACATGAAGTTTCACGGCTTCGGAACGGGCGGCTCGGCTGAGGCATCTGGCAACACTGATCTGACGACCGAACTGACGACCGAATACGCTGTCAACTCGACACGTCCGACCGGCTCGACGACCGAAGGGGCTTCGGCAAACATCTACCGCACGGTAGGAACGCTCAGCCCTGACGCAACCGTCGCGATCACCGAGCACGGCATCTTCGACCAAGCCGCAACCGGCGGCGGCGTACTGCTCGACCGTTCGCTATTCTCAGCGATCAACCTCATCTCCGGCGACAGTCTTCAGATCACCTACGATCTGACGTTGACGGCCGGTAGCTAAGTTGCGAAGTTGCGAGGTTACGAAGTTGCGAGGTTGAAAAGCTTCCGCAACTTCGTAACTCCCCAAACTTTCGCAACTCTCCAAAACTTTTATGTTCACCCTCAAGATCACAAAACGCCCGCCGACAGCCGCAAAGATCGTCAAGCAAATACGCTTTGGCGTCGCAAAAGGGCTGACCGAGACGGCGAAAGAAGGTCAAAAGGCATCGATCGGAGCGATAAAAGGCAGTTTCACGACCCGCGGGACGTGGTACCTGCCGTCAAATCGCTACGGAATACGCATCAAGGCCGCGAAACCGACTGATCTATCGGCGGAGGTCAGAACGAACGCCGACTGGCTCATTCCGCACGAAGAGGGCAAGGACAAACGAGCCAAGGATGGACGCGTCGCCGTTCCGACCGATCAGGTCCGCCGCAACAAGCGGCTGATCATTCCGCGAGGCCAGCGGCCTAAAGGTTTAGGTGCGAAGGTCTTCGAAATGCAGACCAAACGCGGCAAAGTGCTCGCTCAGCGTCTAAAACGCGGCCCGCGAAAAGGTCTCGTCATACTTTACGGCCTCGAATCGCGGGTCAGGATCGAGCGGCAAAGCACATTTTTCGACCCGATCAAAAAGGTCGTCTCGCGACGACTCGGCAAAAACATCGCGAACGGCATCCGACACGCCCTCGCAACCGCGAAATAGATGGGTCAAGTGGCCAAAAAATACCAACCGCAAGGCGAATGGCTCTCAGAACAGGAGATCGCCAAACGCTGCGGCATCCATCGTCAGACGGTCGCGTCGCGGCTCGAGGAGCTCGGCTATGAGCCGGACGAGGAACGCTCGAACGCAAAGCTAAAAATACATTGGTTTGACGACGAGATGGAGTTCGCCGTCAAAAAGGCAAAGGACTCGCTCGACGCGGCTCGTATTCGTCAGATCCGTGCTGATGCCCAGATAAAAGAGCTAAAACTGGCCGAGGCACGCGGCGAACTCGTCTCGATACACGACACGACCGAACGCGTGCAGGCCGTGATCTCGAAATTGTACAAGGAACTGACGCAAATGCAGCCGAAACGCGTCGCTCCGAGGCTCGTAAAGGCAAAAACGACCGCCGAAGTGGTCAGGATCTTGAAACTCGATACTGACAAGATACTCGCCCGTTTGCGTGAAAATGACGAGGAATTTGTACCGATCCCAAAGAAATGAGCACCGCACTAGCACGAAAAGTAGTGACCGACGCGATCCGCAGGGCAATTCCGGCGGGTACATCGTCCGTTTCGTCCTGGGCTGAGCAGAATCGCTACGTCGAACGCGGAGCCCGCAAAGGTAAATGGTCAAATCTCACCGTCCCGTTCGCAGTGGACATCATGGACGCGTTTTCAGACCCGAACGTCCGCGAGGTCGTCTTTATGAAGTCGGCTCAGGTCGCAGGGTCCGAGATCTTGGCGAACGTCGTCGGCTATTACATCGAGATCGAACCGACCGAGATCGCGTATATTGCCGAAAAAGAGGATAAGACACGGGCATGGATGGTCGAATCGTTCGATTCGATGGTACGCGCCACGCCGTCGCTCAATACGCTCGTCAAAACATCCGACGAAGACAACAATCAACGCGTCAAACGATTCCCGGGCGGTCAGTTTTTCGGCTTTTGGGCAACATCGCCCGCCGAATTGTCATCACGACCGATCCAAGTGCTGCTATTCGATGAAAAGCCCGCGTACCATCCGACAAAAGAGGGCGACGCGGTCAAACTCGGCGAAGCCCGCACGAAAACTTACGACGGCTTTGAAAAGATCGGCAAGGTCGGCACGCCGCGTCTCGCCGGTGACAGTTCCGACATCGAGCCGGACTTTTTACGTGGTGATAAGTGCCAGTATTGGGTGCCGTGCCCGTCGTGCGAAGACTTGATGCTGCTAAAGTGGGCAAATTGCCGCTGGGACGACGATCCTGATCTCGCGTACATGGTTTGCCTCGCGTGCGGCATCCAGCTCGAATACGACGACTTGCAGGAAATGCTCGAGCGTGGCAAATGGATCAAGGACGCCGATCTCGCCGCACCATTCTGGCCCGATTATCCGGCTGATCCCGAAGTGCGGAGCTTTAGAATAAATCAGCTTTATTCGCCGTTTGTTCGCTGGTCGCGAATGGTCAAGGACTTTCTCGAGGCCAAACACAAAGGCTCAGGCTCGCCGCAGATGCAGACTTGGGTCAACACGGCTCTCGGCGAACCGTGGCGGCCGTATGAAAAGATCGATTACGGCGATCTGACGCTGAATCGCGAAGACTACGCGGCTCAGGTGCCGAACGGCGTACTTTTGCTCACAGCGGGCGTCGATGTGCAGGGCAACCGTCTCGAATACGAGATCGTCGGCTGGGGACGCGACGACGAATCGTGGTCGATCGAGATCGGCGTGCTCGACGGCGATCCGGGCACCGATGAAGTCTGGGACGAGCTGACCGAACGCCTGACAGCGACGTTTACGGGCGAAGAGAAAGACTTTCGCGTCGCGAGTGCGTTTATTGACTCGGGTTTTCACGCTCAGCAGGTCTATAAATTTGCCAAACGCAACGAAGGCCGCCGCTGGTACGCATGCAAAGGGCTCGGCGATCCGACAAAGCCGATCATCTCAAAAGCAACTTGGGTTGGAACAAACCCGAAAGTCAGGATGATACCGGTCGGAACGACCGCAGCGAAAGACGAGATTTTCAGCCATTTGAAAGTGACCGAATACGGGCCGGGCTATTGCCATTTTCCGAACCGTCCGGAATATGACGAAGCCTATCTCAAACAGCTTTGCAGCGAGAAAAAGATACCGCGTGCCCGTCTCGGCCAGACGTATTACGTTTATGAGAAAGTTTCGGCGAGCGCACGCAACGAGGCTCTCGATCTTAGGGTCTACGCAACCGCCGCAAGGGTCAAGTTAAACCCGAAATACGACGCACTAGCAAATCGCCGACTCGTACACGCTGAAGCGGCCGACCGCGAAGCAGTTGACGAAGTTACGAAGTTGCAAAGTCCCGAAGGTGAAAACATCGCAACCTCGCAACCTCGCAACTTTTCGGCAACTCCAAAGGCGAAATTTACAGTTATCAATAACCCGTTCTACGGAAAGGAAATATGAGCAGAGAAATAGAACCGACACAGATCACAAAAGGCGAGCGAATCGAATGGACGCGGGATTTTGCGGACTATCCGGCCTCAGAATACACGCTCAAATACCTGTATCGCGGTCCGGGCTATGGTTTTAACGTCACGGCGACGGCTGACGGCGATACGTTCGTTGCTGTGCTCGACGGTACCGTGATGGCAAACGTCAAGGATTTTGGCGAGTATGCCTGGCAGGCATGGCTGAGCGAAGACGCGACGCCCGCAAATACCTGGGTCGTCGCGAGCGGAAAGCTCCGCGTGCTCGAGGGTTTCACGACCGACTCGACAAAAGTATACGACGGCCGCTCGACTGCAAAGCAGATGATCGACTCGATCGACGCCGCTCTGCTGGCCGCTGCGGGCTCCGACATTATCGAATACGAATACTCGACGCCCGCCGGCAGCCGAAAGGTCAAACGCCGTCAGGATCTGCTCGAGCTTCGCAAATACTACGCGAAGGTCTACGCAAACGAACAGGCCCGCGAACGTGCCCGCAACGGGCAAGGTTTTGGCACTCAGGTTTTGATACGAGGTTATGATGAAAGCTAAGAAAAAACTCGCAGTTCGGCTCTATGAGGCATTATTTCCGTCAAAACCGACAGAAAAACGCTATGCTGCTGGCCGCATTCGCCGCACAAATGCCGATTGGAACACGACATCGTACACGCAGAACAACAAACTGCGAAACGATCTCAAGAATCTCCGCGTGCGTGCCCGCGAGGCGGCACACGATCAGGCACATTTTAAGAAGTTTCTCGCCCTGACGCGGTCGAACGTCGTCGGGCCGAAAGGCTTTCAACTGCAGCCGAACGCCCGCGGGCTCGACGGCAAGCTGAATGTCGAGCTAAACAAACGCGTCTCTGAGGCTTTCTGGTATTGGTCGCTTCGTGAGAACTGCACGCTCTCACAGCGGCTCGACTGGCTCGGCGTTCAACGCCTGATCGTCAGCAATCTGTGCTGCGACGGCGAGTTTCTCGTGCAAAAGGTCAAGGCGGCGAACGATTTCGGCTTTGCCCTGAAGGTCTGGAATGTCGATTATCTCGACGAAACATTCAACGAAACTCTGCCGAACGGCAACCGCGTCATCATGTCGGTCGAGGTCGATGCAAATCATCGTCCGGTCGGATACTGGCTGACGACGCCCGCATCGGACATGCTTTTCACGCGCCGCCAAACGCGGGAACGCATCCGGATACCGGCGAGCGAGATGATCCACGGTTTTCTCAATTTTGACGACGAAGCTCAGGTTCGCGGCGTTACGTGGTTTCATGCCGCACTCGTCGAGGGCCGCAACTATCAGTCGTACAAAGAGGGCGTTATCGACAGTGCCCGTTTTACATCGCACACGGTCGGCTTTCTCGAACAGGAAATGCCCGACGGCGAGGAATACACCGGAGCCGAGGACGAAGACGGCATCGCGGTCACGCCGCACATCGATATGCGTCGAATGGCGATGAACGCTTTGCCGCCAGGCTGGAAACTAAACCAGCTCGACCCGAAACAACCGACGCAGAATCACGCAGCATTTTCAAAAACCGTGCTGATGGATGTCGCGACGGCTCTCGATATCCCGTATTTTGCTCTCGCGGGCGATATGGAAGCGGTCAATTTCTCGTCAAGCCGCGTCGGACTCGACGAAGCACGCGACATCTGGCGTGGTATTCAAGATTTTGTCGCCGTCCATTTCTGTCGCGAGGTTTTCAACGCATGGCTGCCGGCCGCGATCCTTAGCAAACAACTCGATGTCGGCCCGCAGGACTATCAGGAAGTCAGAAACCCGTCATGGCGAGCCCGCGGCTGGAAATACATCGACCCGGTCAAGGATATCAATGCCGATGTCGAAAGGCTCCGCAACCGTCTGGCAACACCGAGCGAAATACTCGGCGAACAGGGAACCGACTACGTCGATTTTCTCGAACGCTGGCAAGCTGACGCCGATCTCGCCGCTCAATACGGCATCGACATCGTCGAGATCTACTCCGAACCAAAACAACTCGGAGCCGGAGCCGCAAACGATGACGAAAAGCCAGCCGCTGAGGACGAAAAGACTGATCGCAGCTATCTGAACGGGCACGATGCCGATTTGCCGGTTAATTAGAATGGGGTTTTATACCCCAAAAAAATAACTAGGGTCTATTTTTTTTAAGGTTAAAGCCGACACGGAAAGTTCTTTTCCGGAGTCGGCTTTTTCTATGGCAGAACGCACCATCGCAGAGATCACCGCCGAGCTTAAGACTCGCCCGATCACGCGTGAATTCACCATTGAACGCGACGCCCTGGTCGATGATGAATCGAGGACCGTCTCGCTGGCGTTCGCGTCGGACAAAGCCATTGATCACTATTTCGGACGCTTGATCCTGTCGATGGACAAAAAAGCGATGCGCACCGAACGCCTTTCGAACGGTGCCCCGTTGCTGCTCAATCACGATTGGAATGATCAGATCGGCGTGATCGAGGATTTTCGCATCGATGGCGGCATCGCCCGTGCAAATGTGCGGTTTTCACGTTCAGCACGCGGCGAAGAGATCTATCAGGATGTCAAAGACGGCATCCGCAAAAGCGTGTCGGTCGGCTTCATGGTCTACGAACTCGACCTCGAAACCGAAAAGAAAGGCGAATCGCCTATTTACCGGTCAAACGACTGGGAACCATACGAAATATCCATCGTCAGCGTCCCGGCTGACATCAGCGTCGGCGTCGGCCGCTCAATGCCAGACCCCGCACAAGTTTCAGAAGTCCCGCAAGCACGGGCAATTTCAATCAAAGAGGAAAACAACACCATGACACCAGAAGAGATTGCCGCCGCAAGAGCGGCTGAAAACTCAACGCCAGCTCCTGCTCCGGCAGCGGCGGCAACACCTTCGCCGGTATCCGACACGGTCACTCGCACCCGCGAGATCGTCGCTTTTGCCGAGATCTTCGGCGAGGCCGAACTTGCCCGCACGATGCTCGCTGCCAGCCCGGACGTTTCGATCGACGATGTTCGCACCGCGATCCGAGCCAAACAGTCGACCCCGACCCCGACGCCCGCACCGATGGCTCCGCAGGTTGCTGCCGAACGTCAGGGCGGCGTACAGCTTGCTGTCACCGTTCCGCGTCACGGAGCGATCCGCAGCTTCAAGGGCGAACGGGCCGCTGAAAAGGCGTACCGCTTCGGCAAGTTTCTTCTCGGCGGGCCGCTTGGCCGCGGTGCTGCCGCTGCCTATTGTCAGCAAAATGGCATCATGCTCAAGCGTGATCAGGCTGAGGGCGACAACGAATCGGGCGGCTATCTTGTGCCCGAGGAATTCGGCAACGATCTGATCGATCTTCGCGAGACCTATGGCATTTTCCGACGCAATACGAAGATCGTACCGATGTCGTCGGACGTTCAGAGCGACCCGCGACGAACCGGCGGACTGACCGCAGTTTTCGAGGGCGAAGCCGATACCGGTGACGTTTCGACGCTCGGATGGGATCGCGTATCGCTGACCGCCAAGAAGCTGATGGTCCTCGCCCGCTATTCGAGCGAGATCTCGGAAGATTCGCTTATCTCGATGGCTGACACGCTCGCCAACGAAATGGCATACGCCTTCGCCAACAAGGAAGACGAATGCGGATTCAACGGCGACGGAACCTCGACATATGGCGGCATCGTCGGTGTTCGCAATAAACTGCTCAATCTCTCGGCAACCCGTGCGAACATCGCCGGACTCGTCGTCGGTTCGGGCAACTTGTACAGCGAACTTGCTCTCGTCGATTTCGAGGCGGTTGTCGGGAAGCTTCCAGAGTATGCCGACACGCCGATGGCGAAATGGTTCGTCTCGCGTTCGTTCTATTACAACGTGATGGTCAAGGTCGCTCTCGCGGCTGGTGGCAACGCCGCATCGGATATCGAATCGACCCGGGCGAAGCGATTCCTCGGCTACGATGTCGAGTTTACTCAGGTCATGCCAAAGGTCGAAGCAAACGATCAGGTCTGTGCGATCCTCGGCGACCTGTCGAAAGGGGCCCGCATGGGTACGCGACGCGGTACGACGATCTCGCTCAGCGAGCACGTTCTGCACTCGACCGACCAGATCCAGGTGCGCGGCACTGAGCGATTCGATATCAACGTTCACGACGTTGGCAATCAGTCGGCAACGGCAGCACTTCGCGAAGCCGGTCCTATCGTTGGTCTTCTGACGGCTGCTTCATAAGGCGGCGAAACCGAATAAGGGCGGGTGAAATATCCCGCCTATCTCTTAACTTTCTGAGGAAAAGAACATGAAATCAGCAGCAAATGTTAAATACGCAGTCGTCACGCCGCCAGCCGCTATCGTTGACGCTGCCGCGTTCACCACGGCAGCGATCGACACGCTCGGCTATGAGCACCTGACGATCCTCGCGATCTTCGGAGCGATCGACATCGCACCGGCATCGGCCAGCATTCGCATGTCGGATGCGTCGAATATGGGCAGCCCGACGACCATCGCAACGGGCGGCACCGATTTCGCACTGGCAACCGCAGCCGACAGCGACAACGACATTCACGCGTTTGAGGTCGATCTGATCGGCCGTCAGCGTTATATCGACTTTGAGATCACCGGCGGCGATGGCTCGTCCGGAACGTATCTCACGGTCATCGCCATTCTGTCGCGTCCGGCAGAGTCGCCAAACTCGGCAGCAGATCGCGGCGTTGAGGTCTACGCAAACGTCTAATGGCAAACACGAAAGTCAGAATCACGGAACGGGTTGGTGATCCACGCTCAGGCGTGATCATCCAGCCCGGAGCCGTGGTCGATCTTCCCGAAGCATGGGCCGCGAGATACATACGACAAGGCAAAGCCGAACTCGTAGACAGGCCAGCAAAAGCCGCGAAGACGAAAAAGAAACCCGATGCCGAGTCTCAGTGATGATCTTGACCATATTTTGAGTGACAGGATCTTTACGACCTGCGGGACGTTTCGGGTCTCGGATTCGAAAGAGGTTTGCATCAATGGCGATTTTACCGAACCGACTGACGCGGCCGTGATGTACGGCACTGAGATCGAGGCACAGCGTCCGACGTTCGTCGTCAAAAGCAGTGATCTGACGCTGATCAAAGACGGGATGCGGGTCGAGATCGCCGATGTCAGCTACATCATCGCTCGGCAAGCAAAAGTCGGAACCGGAATGACGGTCCTTTATTTGAAAACTTAAATGCCTGATACGCCCAAATCTCAGCAGATCATCGCCGCTGTCGTCGCACGGCTCGGCGAAAAGATCGTTGCAGGTACGGACTATTTCACGACGCTCGGAACTCGAACGGTCGCCGCCGAAGGCGAAGGCCCGACGACGATCCCGTCCGTTGCTGATAGCAAGCCGAACTGGGCCGAGGGCGAGCTTCCGGCGATCACGGTCTTCGAGGGGCGAACGGAAACGGTCGAGCAGCCAAACGCTCGGCGCCGCGTCGTTCACGTCATGCCGCTGATGCTCAAGGGCTTTATCGCCCGAGGCGAGACGGATGATGACGGAATGTCAGCAACCACGGCTCGTCAGATGATCGCCGATATCAAACGGGCGATCCTGGGCGACGGAACGCAGGCGAACAACTGGCTCGCCGAACGTTGGCCGGATGACAGCGACATCGGCCTCGCGATGGAAACACGCGAAAAAGACCACTCTATCGATTACGCCGATGAGACCTACCAGGTCACGGGCGTTCAAGTCGAGATCGAGATCATGTATACGACTGGCAAATTAGCCAGCAACTAGGAGAAAACAATGGCAAAAGAAACCAAGAAAGTAAAAGTCGAACTCGCCGCTCGTTGTCACGTTGACGGCCGCGAACGCGAAGCCGGCGAAGTCGTCGAGGTCGATGCCGAGATCGCCAAGTTCTTTGGCAAGGTCGTCAAGGAAGAAAAGCCCGTCGTCACTGCCGCTGAAAAATCCGCCTAAGAGGCTCAAATAGGAGATAAACCACGATGTCAGACACAAACTATTATTACGCCCACGGCGAAGCATGGCTCGGCGAGCGAACCTCGGCCGGTGCCGTCGATAACTTCGATATCGCTCTGCCTGAGATCGATTCGTTGACCGTCTCGTTTGAGACCGAAAAGATCATGCACCGCTCGAAGCGAGCATCGGTCGCCTCAAATGATCTTTCGAGGGTTTCTTTCATGGCCGGCAATGGTTCGCTCCGCTGTTCGACCCACACGGCAAACCTGCTCAAGCTCTACCTTTACGGCGAAGATACGACGATCGCTGGTGGTGTATTCTCAGCCGCGGCTTTTCCGTCAGGCCTCGCGGTTGGTGATGTTATGCCGATACCGGGCGGGCGTGTTGCTGTCTCGTCGCTGGTGCTGACCGATTCGACCGGTTCGCCGGTCACGCTCACGCTCGGCACGCATTACACCGTCGATCTCGACGCGGGCGTCGTCACGTTCCTGAGTTTCAGCGGGCTGACGCAGCCGATCCTTGCCGCTGGCACCGAAGCCGCCGCTGTCGGCGTCGGAATGCTGCAGCAGCGTGTTTTTGAAAAGTATTTGCGGTTCAAGGGCATTAACATCGCTGACGGTGACAAGAAATGCCTGGTCGATCTCTACAAGATCCAGCCGGAACCGGCCGCGAACTGGAATTTGATGGGCGAGGGTAACGAGGTCAACACCTACGAGATCCCGTTTACGATCCTCAAGGATACGACTAAAGCCGTCGACGCAACCTATGGTCAGTACGGCGTCTATCGCGAAGTCACGGCCTAACTCCGCCAACACTCAGCCCGGTTTCTGGTGTGCCAATTCGCCAGAAACCGGCATTTTTCGATAGGAGATGCGAGCATGATCAAATTAGACACCGCGAAACGCAACGTCCGCGAGACGAAGTGCGATTACATCTATACCGACGCCGACAACGTCGAACAAACCGCCGAGATCCGCGTCCGGTATTTCAGCCTCACAGTCCGCGAACTAAAAGAATTTCAGGCCAGACAGGACGCCGCCGACAAGGCGGGCGAAAAGGTCTGGTCGTCTGACGTCTTGTCCGAACGCATCGAGAGCCTTCCTGATCTCGGCGATACGGACGGCAAGCCGTTTACGATCTCGGTCGAGCTTTTCGATTTGATGGACCTGCGAAACGTCGAGGCCATGCAGAAAGCGATCAGCGAGGACACGAGCCCAAAAGAACAGCCGAGCAAATAGCCTTGTGGTTTGAGCTCGGCGAGAAGAAAAAGGGCAAACTCTCGCCCACTGAGCACGCCGGACCGCCTGAGGGCGGGATGATCATCGCAGTCGCTGAAAAGTTCGGCGTACTGCCTGACACGGTCGAAAACGAGATGTCGGTCTATTGGTTTGAACGCGTCGCGACGCTGATGGAAGCCCAGGCACTTAACGAACGACGCATCACACGCGAACGCGAGAGAAAAGCGAACCTCGGCCGCAAGTTCCGGTAAAAAATGGCTGTTACCGATTACAAACTGAGATTCCAGATCGAGTCCGACGGGGCCGGGGCAAACCGCGTCAAAAGTCAGCTCGAAGGCGTCGAAAAGGTCATGGGCCGCATTGAAAAGCAGGGCTCAGGATTCTCGGATGTTTTTCGCGGTAATCTCGCCTCCGATGCCATTCAGCGGATGACCGGCAAGCTGATGGAAGGCGGCACTGCCATTTTCAACTACGCGTCGCGGCTTGAACAGGCTCAGCTTTCGTTCACGTCGCTGATGCGCGGCTCGGCTGGTCAGGCGTCGGCACACATCGCCGAACTGCAAAAACTCTCACGCTCGACGCCTCTCGACTCCGAAGCGATCCTCAAAATGTCTCAGCGTCTGCAAGGTGCAGGCATCGAGGCACAGAAGATCGTCCCGCTGATCAAGGACATCGGAAACACGGCGGCCGCGACCGGCGACCTTTCAGCCGAACGCATGGAAGGCATCGGCGTCGCTCTCGCTCAGATCGCGTCGAAAGGGAAAGTCTCAGCCGAAGAAATGGAGCAGCTCGCCGAGCGGGGTATTCCCGCGTGGCGTATCCTTTCCGAATCTATCGGCAAAACCGCAGGCGAAGCCCGCAAGATGGCCGAGGACGGCAAGATCTCGAGTCAGCAGCTATTCGAAGCGTTCCAGAAGTTCAGCCGCATGAATTTCGGCGATGCAATGGAGAAGCAGGTCGATACGTTCTCGGGGTCGATGAAGACAATCGAGAACATCGCTCTGCAGACCGCGACGGAAGCTTTCAAACCGATCTATGCCGAAATCGGCAAGTTTTCATCCAAGATCGCAAAGAGCCTGAAAGAACAGGAAGCCTCAGCGAAAGAAAGCGGCGTTTCTTTCGGGTTTGCTATTGGCGAGGCGATCGGTGACGGAATCTCTCGCTCGCGAATCACTGATTCGAGCTGGTGGGCATACATTTTGCCATTCGGCCCGGGCGGAGCGATCTATGAGGCGGCGAACAACTTCGGGCGAAACCTCGGCGAAGGCATCGTCAAAGGATATTCGGACGCCAGCGACCCTGTCCAAAATTACGGCACACACCTCGAAAACTATAAGCAATCATTAGCTAGTTACCAATCGGACTATGCACGTCTACAGTCGACCCTCAATCCGCAAGCACCGGCAACGACGCCCGGAGCCGGAACCGCGACCGCTCCAAAGGGCGGCAAGTCACCGTTTCAGCTTAGTTCGCAAGGGCGTGCTCTCGTCAATGCCGCCAATAAGCTTGGCGTTTCGCCTCTCGACTTAGCAACGATCATCGGTTTTGAATCGGGGGGAACTTACAGCCCGAATAAGGTCGGCGGTGAAGGTAACAAATATCGCGGATTGATCCAGTTCGGACCCGAAGAGCAAAAACGCTATGGCGTGCGGCCCGGGCAAAGCTTTGAAGACCAGATCGAAAAGTCGGTCGTCCGCTTCTTTCAGGATCGTTTCGCGGGTGCCGGACGCACAACCGCCGGAGCCTCGCTGACAGATCTCTATCGAACAGTTCTCGGCGGCAATCCGAACGCCAGCCTGACCGCTAAAGACTCTTTCGGCACATCAGCCGCGTCAGGCGTTCAAAAGATGCTCCGCGACCATCGTCCGGCCGCTCTTAAGAAGTTTTTCGGCGGTTCGTCGGCAAACATCAAGGGCGACGAATGGGGCGGGTCGTTTCGTCAGTTCGAGGACGAACAGCGTCGGGCGTTTGAGCAGCGGCTCGAAATGCAGCGTGATGCCATGATGGCCGATGCCGAGATGTGGCAAGGGGCAGCGGATGACCTGATCGAGTCAGAGCAGCGTTCCAGCAACATGCGGCTCGATATTCGACGGGCTGAGGCCGATTATGCGGGCGAGATCCTGCGGGCACAGCTTCGCGACGAAGAACTGACCGAGACGGAATACGCCGAACGCATCGGACAGATGCGGATCGACATGTTGACCGATGAACGCGACGAGGTCAAAGGCCTCGCCGACACTGAGGAAAACCGACATCGCATCTCGCAACTCGATCTCGCCATTGCGGTCGAACGGCTCAGGAAAGAGGGCGACATTGCAACGGTCATCGAACGCCAGGCCGCAGCGGCTCGCGAACGCCTCGACGCAGCGAGCGAAGAGATGCGGATGATGGATGATTTCATCCGCGAGGGCATTCGTCGCACGACCGAGGCTCAGACCGTCACGGGCGGCAGCGGCATCGGCGGCGGCATCGCTCGCGGTATGGGTGTCGATCTGGTCTCGATCTTTGGCGATCAGGATCAAATGCTCTCAGATGCCGAGTTTATGAAGAACGTCTATGCCGACGTTGCGGACTTCGCTGGCGGTGCCATCGGGTCGATGGTTGATGGACTCGCTCAGCTCGGCGTGCAATGGCTGCTCACGGGCGATTTCTCAGCGGCTGCCGCTCTCAAGATGCTCGCATCTGCCGCAATGAGCATCGCGGTTCAGTCGGGATTCAAAGCAATATTCGAATACGCCGAAGCCTCAGCCGCTGCTGCTCGATACGATTTTTACGCAGCGGCGATGCACACTACAGCGGCGAAATTCTACTTAAAGGCCGCACTTGTCGCAGGTGCTGTCGGCGTCGGAGCCGCTCTCGGTGCCCGTGCCCTTGGCGGCGGCAATGGAGCTTCTGCTTCGGGCGGTTCGTCGTCATCCTCATCGGCTGGTCGATACGATAACCAGCAACCATACACGCGGCAATCTGACACGGCATTTTATTCGGGCCGTGATAGTTCAAATGATCGTCTCGCGACCGCGATCGAAGACTTTAACGCGACGGTCAAGGCCGTGCCGCCCGGTCATGTATTTGTGGCCGGAATGAAAGCGAACCGCGGAGCGATCGGGCGACAGACGCTCGCCGACATTCGCTCGGGAGCGGTCAGAGGAAAAGAATTTGCTACCTCGATGGGACTCGGGCGAGGTTAAGCGACAAGTTCGGCGGCGGCTCTGTCTTCGTGCGTTGGATGACACTGAGGCCAAGATGGAGAGACTCGCATCTCGCCGCCGCCGATCAATAACGATATGGGCGTACTAGACATCGACGAACTCGACCTGACGGGCATGGATATCGACTCGGTCGGCTGGCGTGGTGAGGTCATTCGGAAAAGCTTTGGCGGCGGTCGTGGAGCCGCGGCACGCGTCGGCAGCGTCGGCGGGCTTCATCGCTGGTCTTTATCATCGGGCCTGATGCCTGACGACACTCGCGACCTGATAGGCAGCGACAGCCGCTTCGAGTATTACTTTAGCTTTTTCAAAGAACACACGACCGGCGATCAAGAGGTGTTTATGCTCGAGTTTCGGGGCAAGAAATATCATGCCGCGTTTGCCGATGTCGAGGTAAATTTTGAACGCTTTACCGACGACCTTTTCGGCGGCGGTGTTGAGATCGTGCAGCGAACGCTCGACGGCTACGTCTACAACGCCGACGGCTCGCTGTTCTGGCCAACGCTCGACATTACCGGGCTTGTCGGATGGTATCCGATCTTAAGTGCAACTGACGCCCGTGAAATTGCTGACTATTCTGACAGTAACAATCTGCTCTCGTGTGTATCCACACCGCGACCTACCAAAACTACGAATGGTGGTATTAACGTGATTCGCTGGGACGGGGTCGATGATAAGCCGTTTCTTTCTGCAGCGAACGTTACGATCACGCACGCGTTTCTCGTCGCGTGTGCGACAGATGCCTCATTTGCGGCTTTTGGCGGACTGCTCGGCGGTTACGCGGTGACACCGTTACGATCTGAAAACTCAGGCACTAAATTTGCCGATTTCGGCTATGGCTCCAGTTTTCAGTACCGCAAGAATGGTACTGATTTTGCCGACAATAATGCTCAATGCTCGATGTCGGGCGTGCTGGCGGTTCTCGAAACGGAATTTACGTCTGCGACCAGCCTGGGCACGCAAATCATCCTGGGGAACAGTGATGCAGGCACGCATTTCTGGAAAGGTGACGTCGCGTACATGCTGCTCGTCAATAACACGAGCCTGACCGCGGCACAAGAAACGCAGATCCGCCAGTTTCTCGCAGCCGAGTGCGGCGGGACAATCACGGTTATCTAAATGCCAGTATTTGACGGAACAACTCTCTCGAAGATCGCGGCTTTGCAGGCAAGGCGGGCTGCAGGATACACCGACGAAGTTTTCCAACTCGTCAAGATCGAATGGCCGTCGCCTGACGGTTCGATCTATTATTCGGTCATCGACCCGAATCAGGCCGCGACGGTCGCTCCGGGCGTGTCGCCGATCGATGTTCGCATAATCGCCGAAAACGATCCTGAATGGTTTCTACCGGTCTCGGTCGATTCGAGCATCGGCGACGAAGAACTGAATATCGAAATGTGGGATTTTGACGAAGCCATCTCGACGCTCATGGTCGATCACGGCGAAGGCGTCAAAGTCTTTCTCTATTACTATTTTCCGTATAATTCGCTGCTGCTGCCGATGTGGCACGGACATTTGAGGTTTGAGGACGAAGCGACGATCGATGCGATCAAGTTGACGGCATCGCAGGGCATCCGCTCGGGCGAGTCGGTCATTCCGAGTCGCGGTCACTACGAATGGTGCTCGGCGGTTTTCGGCGGGCTTCTGCTCACGCAGGGGCAGATCGACGAAGGCGACTGTCCTTTCAATCTGCACATCGCCGGCGGCGTCGGCATTAACAACCCGGGCACGGGCCTGCCGTGGACATTCTGCGACCGTAAAGATCATGCAAGCTGCACCGCTCGCGGCGTAGATACGAAGTATCACCTCTCGCATAACGGCCAGTCGCTCGTCGTGCAAAACAATCAAACCAGCGGCGGCTCGCTGTTCTCGACCTCACAAAATAATCAAACTAATTTGACGGAGCCCGTCACGGTCATCGTCGGGACGCGCCGCAAATATGGAATGAAAGTGATGCACTTTCGCCGCGATGAGAACCGGAACAATCCCGAGCATGGATGGTTTTTCGCTCAGTACGAAGGCTGCGAGGGTCCGATCAAGTCGATCACTCAGGTAAAGGTCACGGTTGGGGGCGAGACGAAGTTTGACCCGTTTCACTATGCCGGTTACCGTCTCGGCGGCAAAGCTCAGACACCGTATCCATCTGGCAATTATCGTCTGACCGAGCATTCATATTCGGGCACCTCACACATTTTATATAATTTCGGTTACGTGAACCCTACGAAAGTAAACCCTGAGGATGCGAGTGCATCGGCACTTTTCGAGGGACTCGATAACATTCGTGTCTACACGAACTCGACCACGTACACCTCTATTTTCACCAATAACCGCGTATGGTTTCTCGCCCGCGTGCTGTGTGACAAACGCTGGGGATACGGCTACGACTATACCGATCTCGACATCGACAGTTTCATCGCCGCTGCTGACTGGGTCGACGATCAGGTAACGTTCACCGACCCGTTCGGCACCGAATGGACGCACGTTCGCGGCTCATGCGACGCCGAACTGATCGGCCGCAAACTTCAGGAGCAGATCGAGGATATATGCCTCGCCGGTCGTCTGTCGCGTCCGTTTCTTTTCAATGGCAAGATCCACATTGTACCGCTCAAGGCTCTCGATTCTGGCGAGCTTGCGGCGTGTCCGGTCTTTACCGACGAAGGCGACAGCCCGAACATAATCTGGGAAGATGACAAGTCGACGCTCAAGATCAAACGTAAATCGAGCTTCGAGCTGACAAATCAGGTCAAGATCAATTTTGACGACATCCTGAACAATTACCAGCAGCGGCCGCTTCGCCCGATCGAGGACCTTGACGCTCAGCTCGCCGCCGGCCGTGTGCTCGGCAAGACGACGCGAAAGGTCAACTCAAAAGAGTACAACCTGCTCGGCGCCGTGCATGAGGCACTTGCGACAAAAGTCGGCTGGGCGATCCTCGATCTCGGGCCGAATGATGACGGCGGTTTGCAGAATAACTGCATGCCATCGTTCAAGGCGTGGGTGCTCGACACGCTGAATTTGCACGTCGAAAAGGTTATCAAGATCGATTCGTCACGTCTGACGAAATACGGCTTCGAATATTTCCGCATCAAAAAGATCAAGCATCAGGCCGACCTGACCGTCGAACTCGAACTCGTCGCCTACAATGAGACGTATATGAACGCGTTCGAAGAAACGGCTGTGATCACGCCGCCGATGCTCTGCTCGATCGATGCCGATTGTCCGGCCGGCTATCAATGCGTTAACGGAACGTGCGTTCCGATCATCGATCCGCCGATCTGCGAGCCGGACTTCGGCACAGTCACCTACACAAACGGAGTGCTGCGGGTGCCGATCGACGAATGCATTATTTAGGAGTTTCCTTTTATGCCTAGTAATTACGCAGGTTTTCCAGTTCAATATTCGACAACTCCTGGCAGCGTTTTGTCTGTCGGTGCGGGCGTCTCGGTAAAAGTGCGAGCTGACGGTGCCGGTTCGGATGCTGCCGAAAGTCCGTTGACCACGAACAGCGACGGCGAGATCGTCGGCGGTTCGCTGGCGGCTATTGCGGTGGGAACACTCGTTCACTTCCGCGTCGAAAATTACGGCGGCAAGTCCGCGAGCTTTTCACAGATAACGACATGAGCCTCGTAATTCGCAATAATACCAGCGAAACCATCGTACCTCGCGGCATTTTTCTCGACCGAACTCGGCCGGTGACTGATGAAACCGCGGCTTATGCGGTCGAGGTGTTTTGGAGGTTCGAGGACGATCCCGACATGGAACTGGAACGCCTCGGTGCAGCCGTTCCTGGTAGTGCGATCAACGTTCCGTTTGACCTGCAAGAACGTCCGATCGTTCTGATTCGCAAATCACAATCAGCAACAGGCGAATCTAACCGGCAGCCGCTATACGAACAACCATCTGTAACCTTTTCACCGCCTACAGCTCCCACGCTCGCCCGTGTCGAGTACGTTGGAGATGCTGATATCGAAGTTGCTTACACAGCGAACGGCGGCGGCGGCGATATCAATATTTTTCGCGACATTGACGGCGAGGGCTTTACGCTGCTCACATCTGCCGCTTTTGACACATGGCTATACACTGACACGGATGCGGGCATCGACGGTGTTTATAGCTACTACCTGACACAGGACGGCGTCGAAGGGCAAAGTACTACGTTGAGCGACACAGTGTCGGGCGAAACCGCTGCTGCTGGATCAGCTCCGTCCGGGCTGTCTGCCGTCTATGACGATGTCGATATATGGGTTGACCTTTCTTGGACAAACAACGGCGGCACAGGGCTGAACATCGTTGAATACAAGATCAATCTGACCGGATCCTGGCAGATCATCGTTGACAACGTCGGCACCAGTGCTACATCCTACGTACACGCCATCGACCAAACGGTTTTTAGTCGATATTTTTACTATCGCGTCCGCAACGCCAGCAACCTCACGTACTCAAACGAGGCCGGCGTCTTTATCCCTGGCACCGATTCTCCGATCTAAAAAACACCGCTTTTAAGCACCTATGTGCATTTTATGTGCACAGAAAATCAAAAAGGACTCACGAAACCGCTCGTAAGTCCTTCATTCTATTGGTAGGCCGAGCAGGGATCGAACCTGCGACCCGCGGATTAAGAGAGATTTTTCGGGGGTCGGGGTTGGGGGTTGGTGGGGGTTATGGTTTGGGTTTTTGGGGGTTTGGGGCGGTTTTGAGTTCGTGGAGTAGGGTTATGGGTTGGGGTGTGTGTGCATTTTATGTGCATCATGCTCGAAACCTCAAAATATTATTCATCGTAGCAGTTGCCTGATCTTGCATGTGCGGGTTGACGTGGCTGTAGGTGTCAAGGGTCAGGGTGACGCTGGCGTGGCCTAGGCGTTCGGAGACGATCTTGGGGTTGACGCCGTTCAGGAGCAGGAGCGTGGCGCACGTATGCCGGAGCGAGTAGAGCGTCAGGTTGCGGCCGAGTTCGCAAGCGTCGATGATCGGGCGAAAGAAACGTTTCGTCACGTTTGATAGCGTGTGCGGTTGGCCGACGATGTTTGCAAAGACGATCCCGAGATCGAACCAAGTGCCCTTCATAGCGATGCGGTGATCGTTTTGCTCGCGGCGGTGGGTGATGAGCCGGAGCCGGAGCGATTCGGATATCGGGA